GCAGCACAACACCATTCTCCGCGTCCCCGATCACGGGCGTGTAGTTCCCGGCCGCGGGCGTGCGCCACGTGAATTGCCGTGCCAGCACCGGCAAGTCCGCGTTCACCAGCGCGCGATAGCCCGGCACCGCTGCGCCGCCGCTGGCGGGGCCTGCCTGGACCAAGTTCGCGGCCTGCGCCGCAGCCACCGGCAAATCCGCGTTCACCAGGGGGCGGAAGGAGGGAACCGCCGCGCCGCCGGCAGCCGGTCCGGCCCACACCCGATTGGCGGGCTGGGGCGCCTTCGTGACAGTGAACACCCCGGCTTGCGTGATCTCGTAAGGGTCGACCGAGAACTCGGCCGGCATGTCGAGACCGACAGCCGTCACGGTGCCCTCGCCAACACCCCCGATGGTGGTCATGTCCCCCGCCAACACCCACGAGTTGACAGCGCGATTGATCAGCGAGACGACACCATTGAGCCGCGCGATGCTGGCCTCGAAACTGGGGTCGATCGTGAGGGTGACGCCGACCGCCGGGTCGATCGTTGGCTTCACGCCCGATTCCCACAGCAACAGGATCGAAACCCCGGTGTCGTAGGCGACCGCGGCATGCGTGGGGATCGTGACGACGGCACTTGCGCCGCCGTTCATCGCGACGCCGTTCTCCGCGTCCGCGAGAACCAGCGTTGTGCTGGCCGCCGCGGAGCGCCACGTGATCGGGCCCGCGCCACCGCCACCCTCGGCCGTGACGGTGACAACGTTCGCGTTCTCGCCGGTGCCGCGGGTCGCGGTGACACCATTGGCGAAGTTCAGCGTGTCGGCGTCAGGGGCGCCCAGGTCCTCGCCGTTCTCCTGGAACTGGATGAACTGGGGGAAGTCCTCGGACTGCGGGAGCGGGAAGCCGGAGACGGGGGTGATGCCAAAGGTTGCCATAGGGTGCTTATCTCACGAATGCGCGCGGGCGCGCTCGCACGGAGCCGGTGTTGAAGCTGCGTTGTACCTCGGCCTTCGCGTTGGACACGCCCGACTGGAAGATCCTGCCGTATTTCGCCGCCTGGATCGGATTCGTCCATGGCATGCCAGGGAGGTCGAAGAGGTACGCCAGCGCGCCGGCTTCGATCTCGTTGCTGTAAGTGATCAGCGGCGCCTGCGGAACCTGCACCGCGCCCTCCTTCGGCGTGATGATCGCGCTCACGAGCAACTGAAACACCTGATTCGGCGTGGGGAACAGCAGGAACTGCGCTTGCGGCACGTACGCATACTGCCCGGACAGCGAGGGCTGGTAGTTCGGGTCGAAGCCGCCAGGATCCGCGGGGTTGATCGTCCAAGACTGCTGGATGCCGCCGGTCGTCAGACTACCCTGCATGCCCTTGATGCCGATGATGTCGACGTAAGGGTCGGTGCCCAGGTCGTACTGCGGCACGTTCGCCTGGGTCGCGCCGGCGATCTGCACCGTGAGCCATTGGCTTTGCGAGCAGAAATCCCGATACGCGCGGTTGTACGCGCGCATGAGAGTGATGGTCGGGCACTTGCGCGCCATCTGTGCGACGTTGGTCAAGAGTTCGCGGACATCGACCGTGTTCATGTCACATCCCTGGGCTTTGCGTCACGTGCGGCGCGACGGCGATTTGCGCTTGCGACTTCAAGCCCACCTTGGCCGCCCACGATTGCATGTAGAAGCTGGCCTTGCTGAGGTCTTGCTTCTTGCTGTTTTTCGCGTATGCGCGGCTGTAGACGAAGTCCGTCAACACGGTCTGGAAGCTGTCGGGCACCGGTAGGTCTTCGGCCTCGTAGACGAGTTGCGGCGGCACTGCACCATAGACAAGCTCGACGCTGCCGGTACCGCTCGCGGGCGGGAAGACCCGGAACCGCAGCGGCACCCGTGGATCCGCGGTGTAGTGCTCGACTTCGGCCTGCTCGGTGGCCGCCGGCCAAAACCGATTGGCTTCCTCAAGCAGCCCGTCGTCGACTTGCGTCACGACACGCTTGCGCCCCGTGAGATTGCGCGTGATGTTCATGAACGCAACGCCGTCGCTGGGGAGCTGCTGAAGCACCCCGGCGACCGGCGTGAACGCCGCTTGCACGACATACATGTCCGGCTTGACGAACGCGGTCGCGCGCAGGGCTTCGTTCAGGTAGCCCATGAGATCGGACAGTGACCACGTGCGATGCGCGGTATCGAGCAGGGTACGCGAGACCGGATCCAGGAGGTCACTGACGATCATCTCAGCTCATTGCCTCGTTGTTGCTGGTGGCCGCGTCGAGGGCGTCGACTTGCGCCATGAATTCCTTGCGCAGCGTGCGAATGTCCTTCGCGATGTCGAGCATGACGCCGTACTCGCCCATGGCGAACGTGACAAGCTCGTCCTTCGTGCACTTGCCGATGTCGAAGGCGTCGGCCTCGGCCGCGCTGTTGACGACACGCGGACGATGGTTCGCACGGCCCTCGACGTACGCGCGGCGCGTGGCTTCGTCATCGCCGGCCCGGCCGTCGTACGGCATGTAGTTGGGCCGCTTGCGGATCAGCGGCGTATTCGGCATCAGCCGCAGGTTTTCGCGGTTGATCAGAAGGGGGGTCTGCTTGTTCTGGCGCGCCTTGCCGCGCGCTTCGGACATCATCTGCTCTTGCTGGTCGCTGATCATGGTTTCTCCGGTTGATCAGGTTGGATGGACAACCGGCGCCCGTGGGCGCCGGTCAGGCTGGCGGAAGCCAGTCTTGGGGCCCGATCGGCTTAGGAGCCGGCCGGCGAAGTGCCCGGCGTGTACGCCGGCCGCTTCATCTTGCCTTGCTGGCCGTTCGTTTGGTCGGGCATCAGCGGCTTGTGGGGGTAGCGCGCCGTCGCCTTGCCCTTGGCTTGCGACTGCTCGGCCTGGATGGTCTCGGGCGGCACCTTGACTTGGTAGTTGGCACCGTAGGGATTCTGCGTCTTCATCGATTCACTCCTGTGAAGGTTGGCGGGGGATGTGGGGCTTCGTAAGCACCCACATCCTACCGCGATCAGCCGCGTTTGACGATGGCCGTTCCGAGGTACTGCGGCGCGATCACCTCGAAGCCGAAGACCATCAGGCCCCGGATGATGTAGCCGAAGTCGCTCGGGTTGTCGATCATCTGGCACTCGACGATCTGCGCCGCGAAGGTCAGGCCAGCCGAGTGGCCAAAGACCACGTGCGAAGCCGGGCCAGGGGTGGCTTGCTGGAGCACGTTGCGCGATTGGTAGATCGTGAACCGGTCGATCTCGCCGACCTTGCCGTTGCGCAGGATCGAGACCCCGTCACCGGCCAGTGAAGCGATCTTCAGTTCCGAGTTCTTCACCAGATTGATGAACCAGGGCGGCACGACCAGCCAACGGCCTTCGTCCGACACGTTCTGCTCGTCGAGCACCTGACCCATGTTCGTGATCAGTTGGACGACCGTGTCCTTCGTCACGGCGAGCGGCGCGGCCACGGTGCCCAGGTTGATGTCGTTCGAGTCGGCGCCGGCGGTGGAACCGCTGTTGTCGGCGCTGACATCGGCCGGGATCGTCTCCAGCATGTCGGCGTCGGCCGCGATGCGCAGTTGGATCGAACCGTCGTTGGCGAATACGTCCGCGAGGTCCAGGTCCGACTGGCGCGAGTCGACCGTCGACAGGGCGACGGCGAAGCTCTTGGCTTGATCGATGGCCAGCGTGACGCTGTTGTTCGCCGGGTACTGCGGCGTCAGGCCCGCGCCGATCACGTAATCGCTGACGATCACGGTCGGGATGGTGCGGATCTTGACTTGTGCGCCGAAGCCAGCGATTTCGCCCTCGTAATCGGTCGACGCGATGTCACCGAAAACCGTGGTTTTGTAGAACTTCTCGACCAGCTTGCCCGAGTAAATCTCGGGGTCGAAGTTGATCGTGCCGGCCGGGCCGTAGTCGGGCACGCCCGAGGCGCGCGGCACACCGTACTGGATCATGCCCGTCCGATCCATGAACGGAAGGAGCATGGTCTCGTAGGCGAACAGCCCGATCGAGGCGACGGCAGCGGACAGCGCCGAAAAAACGTTTCGGAAGGTCTTCACAGTGGAACTCCTGAGGTGGGTTGGATGTGAGCGCGCGCTTTCAGCGCCCGCCCCGCAGCTTCATCCTCGCCTCGAAGTCGACACGTTCCGCGTCCTTTACCCTGCCGAGAGCCGCACGCTTGAAGTAATCCCTCACTTCTGCGTCGGTCGGAGCCTTCACCGCTTGCGGCGCGACTGGCGGCGGATCCCCCGAGGGCCCTGCAGCGTTGCCACGTCCCACGATGGGGGGTTGTGGCGGCGCGGCGCGGGTCCTGAGGAAAGCGTCGAACATCTTGGCCACCTTCGGCGCGTTCAACGCGGCGATGTGCTGGCTCAGGATGCCCTGCCGTTCCAACCCCGTCGATTCGTCCTCTTGGGCCAGCCATGCGAGCCATGTCGGATCCGTGTCGATCTCCGCGTAACTCGGGACGAGTTCGGCGAGCCGATCGGTGAACGCTTGCTTGCGTTCCTCGACCGTTTGCGTCTTCTGCCGTTCCTGGGCTTCGCGCAGGGGCGTGACTTCCCTGTCGATGGCTTCCTGGACGGCGGACTGCGCACTCGTCATCGCGGCTTTCGCCATGGCCCGGCACTGCTCTTCGCCGAACTGCTCGATTTGCTCGGGCGTGAAGAACTTGCTCACGTCCAAGGTATCGGGCGTCGGCTGCGCGCCAGCTTGCAAGGTGCGAATTTGCTCCTGCATCTCGGTAAGCCGTTGATTCGTCGCGTCGGTCTCTTCCCGGCGAGCTTCACGCTCGGTACGCAACACGCCAGCCGTCACGTTGAAACGCTGCCGCCAGTAGGCGGGGTCGTTTTCGCGAGGGTCTGCCGCGGGCTGCGGGGTCGGGTCGACCGGCGGGGCCGGTGGGTCAACGGGGGTCGCAGCCTTCGGATCGCCCGGGGGCGGATCCTGGGGAACTGCGGGTGCGGGCTTCGGTTCGGGCGGGGCGTTGCGAGCATCGATGCGCGCCTGGATGGCGGCTGAGCGGCGCAACACCGCACGAGGAAGTTTCACGTTCGATTCCGTGGCTTGGTGAGCCATTCAATTCGTCTCCACGATCCGGGTTCCCGGGGTTCGATGGTGCGACCGATTGCCGAGGCGAATCAGTCAGTGAGTACAAACTTCCGCCGCGCTTGCGACGCGGCTTGGCTTGTGATGAGCCGCGCTTGCGCCTCGGCGATGTCAGCGAGCAACTCATCGAGTTGCACTGCGCGACCTTGGGTCCGGTACAGCATTTCCCCGGTCTCGGTGCGCAATTTGCCTTCAACCTCGGCGAGCATGGCCCGCAAGAGTTCGGTGAGTGCCTTTCCGTCCGGTGACTTCGAGAGCCGGGCCAGGAACAGAAGTTGGTCCTCACTCAAACGCATGTTGGCGACTGTAACGTGAGCACTCGCCTACGTCAACGTGTTCAGCCGCATGACGCCGAGCCATCCCGCGCTCACGTTGGTCCCGTTGGCGCTGACCACCGCGCAGCGGTGGCAATAGTCGGTCTTCTCGCCCAGGGTCACGCCGGGGACGCCGTCGTGCCGATAGGGGTTCTGGTCCGAAAACCCGATCTCCAGGGGCAACCGAAACATCCCCGTCGCCGCATTCTTGATGAAATTCTGCACGGTGGCGTATTTCGTCGCGCCCCCGCCCGATCGGTTGATGCTGAAAATCTGGCTGATGATCTGGAGTGTGTACCCCGCAGGCACCGTGAAAATCGATTGCCGGGTGATGCCGAATCCCGCAGGGATAAGGGCCCGCGTCGTGCCGCCCCCGCTATCTCGAACGGTGAGATCGGCCGCATTGGTCCCACCGGATCCTGCTGAGAGGATCAACGCGCCGTTGATGCGGAACAACTGCGTCGGCAGCGCGACAGGCGTGACGCCGTTCAACGTGATCGTTTGCGAGACCTCGGTGAAGTCGGCTTTCAACCCGTCGATGCGGACAGTACGCGCACCTGTGCCGGCAGCGGTATCGTTGGCACTTGCGCTCACCACCTCCAGCGAAGTGGCCGCTGACATCCAAGGGTACAGCCCCCCGCCGCTCCACACGTCTTCCGGCTCCGTGGCGATGTCGATGCTGGGATTGTTCCCGAGCGCGACAACGCGGCGATGCCCGAGGTACGCGCCCGTATTGCTGCGAAACCCCACCTCGATCAGATACGCACGGATCGCGGAGAAGACCGCGCCCGTCACCGGGTCGATGGGCGAGACCGGCAACGTGGGTGTGCCGCCCGCTGCAACAAGCGGAGGCGCTCCCACGACAGCGGGAGGCGTGACGGGAAGCCCCGTCGTCGGGTCTACGAGGAAGGTCGCAGGGAACTCGAAGCCGCCGATGACTACGCTACTCGTCGGACTCGCCATGGCTTTGTCTCCTTTCCGCCGGAGCGGAGGTCAATGGCGAAAGTGCGCACTCACATCAAGGTATCACTGCAACGCCGGGGTCGGCTGGCCGCCGGCGGCCGGCGCGGGCCGGCGCCCGCCGGCGGGCAACTGCTGCGTCATCGCCGCGCGCACGGCCTCGTTCACGATATCCGTGATCACCCGGGTCTGGTCGCCTTGCGAGGATGCCTCGGCCTTCGCCTTGATCAGCATCAACTGCTTCTGCGTGTCGAGCTGCGCGGCCTGCTCCGCGGCCTGCTGCGCTGCCTGAGCCTGCTGCTGGGCCGCCTGCGCTTGCTGGGCCTGCTGTTGCTCGATCTCGTCCTCGCTCGGCACGATCTCGTCGACAGGAAGCTCCATGGCGCTCGCGGTTTCGCGCAGCAGCGCGGCACGGCCCTTCATGCCGATGATCTGCATGTCGATCGGGTTCGCCGTCATGCCGAGGAACTGCGTGCGTCGCTGCTGCGCCGATTCCTTGATCAGGATCGCGGCTGCGCCGCGCGGCACGGTGATGCAGTCCCCTTTGATTGATTCGTCGGGGTTGTAGAGCATCTCGTTCACGAAAGTCTGCTCGACAGTCGGCGCGATGACGTTCAGGTCGATGTTCGAGATCGCCCGGCGCAGCCCCTTGGCCGCGTTGTTCATGAGCATGGACAGGCCCGTGGCCGTGTCGGCGCTGCCGCCCGCCTGCTCGTTGCCGTAGGTGTAGCGCGGAATGCCCGTCGCGTCATCGGCGCGCCGCTCCCACTGCTCATACGTGGCCATGAGGGGGCCGCTGCGGTCGTCGGCCTGAAAGAACCCGATACCCGGGTTCACGCCCTGCGCCGGGTCGCTCTTGAGCTGCCACACCTTCCACGGGAACAGCTCAATCGAGTTCTCGCCATCGGCGAAGCGATCGGCGTGCACCCACACCATCGGGCCGCTCGCCATCGCGAGGTTGTCCGCGAGCGCGCAGGCGATGCCGTTGCACATCTTTTGGTGGGTGCTCGCGAGGTCGGGGATGCTGCGGCCCCAGAACGCGCCCGGGATCTCGTCGTAGCAGGCCTTGCGATAGGGGCGCTGGTCGAGCGGATCGGGGTTCAGTGCGGCGTACAAGATGTACTTGCCGCAGATCAGCACGTTGCATTCGTAGTCGCGGGTCTCTTCGAGTTCGGCGCCTTTTTTTGTCTTTGAAAACGCCCCAGCTCTTGAGCTTCCACCCCGGCACCCCGCCCCAGTAGTTCAGGGCGTCGATCACCCCGGGGGGCGACAGCCACATGTACATCGTCTCTTGTTCGAGGCGCTGCCGCTCAGCTTCGGTCCACAACCACCCTTCGAGGTGGCCGCCCGAGTAATCCATCAACGCGCCGTCGATCTGCTCGTCCTTGTAGTCGGGCAGGCCCTTGAGGTCGAAAAGCTCGTCCCGGCGGAAGCGGATGCGCTCGATGAAATCGCCTTCCTGCGGGCTGCGGCTGGCCGCCGCGGGGTACACGTCGAAGGGACTGACATGCGCCCAGGTCTGCGCGGGGTTGTTCGTGGCTTCCGGGGTGAACCCTTGGCCCCACGACAGCCGCTTGTGGCGGGTATAGATGGGGCCTTTCAGGATCGCCGCGGGGTACGTGACGAAATCCTCTACGAAGGCATCCATCGCTTCGCTGAAGCTGCCTTGCGCGAGCCGATCGGCAATCTGTTCCTCCATGCGCTTGACACGCATGTCGGCGATTTTCTTCATCGTCTTCTCGGCCTCGACGCGCAGCTTGTCGCCGAGCTGCATCACGAGATCGCGGAACTCGCCCGAGTCCATCGGCTGCGGGTTCGCCTGCGCGGCCTGAAGCATGGCCTGCTTGGCCTGCGTGAGTGCCTTGTCGACGATGGATTTCTTCATCGACATGGGCAGATCGGGGAGCGGCGTCGATTCGAGCCCCCAGGGGCGCTCGCCTACCGGGAGCACGATTTCGCGGATCCAAGCGGACGCCGCGCGGCACTTCGTCTCGGTGAGATCCGCCCAAACGATATTTATCCCCCCGCCGTTCGTGATCATCTGGTTCAACTGCGCGGGGCTGTAGACGCCCCGGCGTGCACGCAGGCAATCAAGCAGCTTGAGGGAGATCCGCTCCTTGGACAGCTTGTTGCGGCCCCAGGCGCCGCGGACGTGGCTTGCGAGGGCGGAAAGCGACCCGGTCTCGTCGATGCTCTGTGCCTCGGGCGCCTTCTCGGCGTCGCGTTCGAGCAAAGCTTTCAGGCCGAGTTGACGGACAAGGGGGAATGCCATGAGGCGGCAGTGTAAGCGAGTGCGCGCTCACAGACAAGAAAGCCCGCGCGAGGCGGGCTTTCAGGGGCCGGGTTGCATGGGCCCGACCAAAGCGACTGAGCAGCCGCCGAAACCTAGATCGGGCAGCGGCGCGCCTCTCGCTCGCGCTTGCGCAACTTCATCCGGTATTCCATTTCTTCCATTTCGGCCGCGGTGACGCAGCCGGGCTTCTGCAGGCGGGAATGGTAGTCCTTCACTTCCTTGTCGCTGCAGGCAGTGAGCGGTGGGCGCCCTTGCAACCGCCTCTGGAGGTTCTCCACCTGCATCTGCAGCGCGAGTTGCGCCCTTGCGTGAGCGTCTTCCAACCGCGCGTTCGCGTGTGCCGAGAGAAGTGCCAGCTCATCGCGGGTCTTCGGCCGGTAAGCCACCTGGGGCACGGGGACCCCGCATTCTGCCTTCGCAGCCTGCTTCAGCATCGCGTCGAGGCTGTCGTTCGCGCCGGCAACGGCTGCGATGGCGGCAGGCGGGAAGAGCCCTGCCCAGTTCTGCGGGTAGTCGCCCCCGGCCACGATGCGCTGGTGCGGTTCGGAAAAGACCGGCCGCGATGCGGCGAACAACATCGAAAGACCGCCGGCCGGAGGTATCGGCTCGCCCGTCTTCTCGTCGATCTCGTGCGCGATCTCGCGGAACACGTCGCGCTTGCGCTCCTGTGGTTCCGGCAACTCCGAGAGACGCTTCGGCAGGCCCAGGCCCGCGTATTCGCGGGCGCTGGTGTCGTGGAAGAGGGCGGGTAAGAGGCTCATGGGGCAGGGCTCCGAGTGAGGGTTGACGATGCAGCGAATGCTACCCGATCCCTAGTTCCGTGACCAGACCACCGTGCGCCGCTTGACCGGCCGAGCCGTGGCTGTCGTCACCTTGCGGTCGATGAGGTCCGGGATGAAGCTGAGGGCGAGCGAGTCCGCATGGTCCGGGGACTTGCCCCCATTTTTCTTGATGTCTTTCTTCGATTGGAGTTGGATGCGAAAACGTCCGTCGTATCCGTAGTCGAGGCTCACGAGTTCATCGGCCAGCGTGTCGCTGTCAGGGATCTCCCCGTGCTCCAGAAAGTCGCGCATGCGGCCCCAGCATTCCGAACGCTGGTTGAAGTAGTGCGCATCGTCCTTCGCGGGCTGCCCCCACATGACCGGGATCAAGGGGACGTTCAGGTTGGGAACACGCTTGATGGACGAATCGAAGTCCGCGCCGTTGCCGTTGGCGTCGTAGGCGATGCAGGAGATGCGGCCCGGCTCCTTGCGCACCAGCTCGGCCACGCGGTTCGCCAGCTCGGGCCCGTCATAGCCCCCAAGCGTGATCTGGTAATGAACCTTGATCCCCTGCCGACATGTGATGACCGAGAAGTCGTCGCCGAAGCGTGCGGGGTCGACAGCGATGACCTTCTGGTAGGCTTGATAGGCCACCATCGGCACGCGGCGCCGGCGCGCGGCAAAGACCAGCTCGGGGCTGATGAAGTTCGCATAGCCGGCCCGCGGGAACTGACCCTTGACGCGAACGCGGACAAAGTCCGAATCCTCGCCGTAGTCGTCGATCCATGCGGCGATCTGGCCTTTGTTGGTGAACCGTACGTTGCGGCTGTCGACACGGGTGTAGGTGTTGCGCCTCGGCTGCGTGCATCGGCGAAAGAACGCCCCGGACGTGCGGGTGGGGTTGCCGAATCGCGCCCAGATGATTTGGGTGTTGGCGTCCGTCAGCGCACCCTCGGTCACGGTGTAGATGTCGTCCTCGATCGCTGCGGCTTCGTCAAAGACAACGAGGATGCGCTTGCCTTTGTTGTGCATGCCCGCGAAGGCTTCGGTGTTGTCTGTGGACCAGGGCACGGCATCGATACGCCAAGACTTCTCCCGCACCGGATCGTTGGCGATGAACAGCGCCGTCGCGGTGAGCTTGAAGAGCGCCCGGCCGATGAACAGTTGATACCACTTGGCCAGCTCCGCCCACGTCTTGGTGCGAAGCTGGGTGTCCGTGTTTGCCGTGACCACCCCGCGGGTGTCCTCGTGCGTGGCGATCGCCCACAGAATGAGCCAGGACACCTCGGCCGACTTGCCGATGCCGTGGCCCGAGCTGACATCTTCCTCGATCACTGCGCCCAGCTCGCCCCCGGCGCGCAGCTTGTCGCCGATGCGGGTCAACTGCTCACACTGCCACTGCTCGGGCCCTTCCTCGGTCTCCAGGGCTGTCCCCGGTTCGCCCCAGGGGAACGCCCACCGGACAAAGCCCAGGGGATCGAAGGTGAAGCTCGCCAGCTTGTCGAAAAGCTCGCCTAGCGGTGTCATGTTCGCGAAGGTGTTGCCTGCCTCGCGCATGGGATGGTGGATGCGCACATCCTCCGGGAGATCCCCTATCTTGCCCAGCGCCGGGTGGTCTTCCGGGCGATGGGGCCGCTGAAGGGGGCGCGCCACTACGCGGGCCGCTCTTGGTTCACGGGCACCGGTGGGAGCGGTTGCCCGCAGCAGGGACACACCCGGGGCTCGGGGGCCGACTGCTGGTGCAGCTTCCGCTGAGCCTCACGCGCCAGCTCGTCGCGCGCCTGCCGCCACCCTTCGCGCTGGTCTGAGATCAACGGCCCGCCCGTTTCATCTGGACCGGGCTGCGCATAACCGGACGGCCCTGGACGATGGTGATGGTTGCCTCGCCCGGATCCCCGCTGGAGACCGGGCCCGCGGGCAGATAGTCACCGCACTCGTCCATCCTGGGCGCGGGGTAGCTCGGGTCGGCCACGGCCCGCTGGGCTGCCGGCGCGCAATCAATCGCGCGTTGCGCCCGGCGCTGGCCGGTGAGAACCGACTGCGCCAGCTCTTGCCCGACGCCCGTCGCGGCATCGCGGAAGATCTTGGGATCCACGGCACGCGGCTTGTGCGTACGATCGCCTGCGTTGTTCATTTCTTCCCTTTCTTGCCCTTGGCGGGCTTTGCTGCCTTCATCGCAGCCATTTGCTTCCTGTCCATCATCCGGTCTTTCTTGGATCCCTCGGGAGCGCCCCTGGCTTCCTTGTCGAACTTGGATCCCTCGAATGCTTTCATCGTTGCCATTGGATCAGTCCATCCTCTCATCGTCAGGGGTTGTGTTCACGACAGCTCGGGGGGCTGCGGAAGCCTCCCGCTTGCGCGCGGTCTTCAGGCGATCGGCCAGGGCGGACGCCAGCGCATTGACTCCGTCGCCTTCATCGCCAATCAGCTTGAAGTGTTTGGCCAGGAGCTGGGTGGGCGGGTTCTTATCCCAGAACTGATAGTTGCCGTTCCGATCCACGCCCCGCACACACGCGGCTTCCTCGTCGTCCAACTCGTGCGGCATCTTCTGGCTTCCATCCTCGTGATAGAAGCGACGGTAGTCGATCGTCGCCATACGCGTGATTTCGGTGATGAGACGCGTTGCGTCCATCCGCAGAGGCTTCAGGCGCTGGGCTGCAAGCTCGCGAACACGGGCCTTCACATCCTCGCGGCTGAACAGCTCGACGCCCGCTTGGCTCAGGTTCTCCGCTTTGCTGCCAGCGATGCGCGCGGCGTCCGCGAAGTGCCTACGCGCAGCGAAGGCCTGGGCGAATGCCTCATGGTTGTCATTGGACAGTCGCGGCACTGCGTTCCTTCCTCAGGGCCACGAGCTGGCCGTTGAAGTCGCGAATGATCTTGTGCACCGCAGCCGCGACCGAAGCCCAGTTGGTGTTGCGCACCTCCGCCTCGCGGTTCTCCTTCACGAGGGCGTCGATGATGCTCGCGGTGTATTCCTTCGCAGCATCCAACGCGGGGCTGATCAGCTCTTCGCTGCGCCACGCGATCGTTTTCGCGACACCTGAATCGAAGCGAATGAGCACACCACCGGCGAACGGATCGTTGTCCGGTGATTCGAGGCGGATCAAATTGGCCATGGCGGAAATGATAGCGCGGAAGTGAGCGAGCGCCAACTCTTGGGCCCAAACGCAAGCCGTAATCAATCCTAAGGGAGTGGTCACTAACTTGTAGCAAGTGCTATAACTGGCATAGGTATTGCATCTACAAATTTTCGTCAGGAAAAGCCAAGAAATGTCACCCCGATCTGACGAAAACCGTCACCTTAACTCACACCTACGCGCTAAGTCGTTGATTTTCAGATGCGAGTTAGCTGGCATATCAAATGCTACAATGTACCTGTCAGCAAATCGTCAACCGGAAGCAAACACACCATGTCCACTGCCACCTTCGCCAAGCTCCCGCGCTACACCTGGACCGACGCCGACGACAACGTCAACCCGTCGCGGGTCTCGTATTGGGAGGTCAGCATCAGCTACGACCATCCCGTGCACCCTGGCTGTTACGGCTACTTCGAGCACGACGTTCACGGCGAAGGTGGCGGTCTC